TACTGTACGAATATCTCGCAGAAGATTACACGCGTTATCTTAAACGGAGTGAAATATGGCACTAAAAGGCAAGACTTACCTGTATAGCAAACTACTCAACAAACAGTCATGGGTGAAAAATAAATACAGCTACTACGAGATGAAGAACATGAGGCGCGATCCGTCGCCCGTGATCCCTCGCCACCTGATCGGGACATACGATTCAGTTTTGGGATGGTGCGCAAAGGCCGTGGATAGTCTCGCTAACAGATTAAGTCTCGACGGATTCAAAGACGATAACTTCAACCTCTGGGAAATCTACCAGATGAATAACAAGGATATCCTGATTGACTCCGCTATCAAGTCGGCGCTCATCAGCGCTTGTTGTTTTGTTTATATCTCACCCGATGAGGACGGCTACCCCAGACTGCAGGTCATTGACGGCGGTAACGCCACGGGAATAATCGACCCGATAACGAATCTGCTGAAAGAGGGTTACGCGATCCTTGAAACAGATGAGTATGGGAATATCACGACCGATGCTTACTTTACCCCGGAGTACACGACATATTACTACCGAGGCGGTATGACGGAGACGATCCCGAACCCGACAGGGTACCCGCTACTTGTGCCGATCATCTACATGCCTGACGCGAAGAGGCCCTTCGGTAAGAGCCGGATCGGGAAGGACTTCATGGACATACAGGACAAGGCAAGATTTACCATCACCCGTATGGAAGTCCTGGGAGAGTTCAACGCCTTCCCGCAGAAGTACATTCTGGGAACGGCTGAAGACAGCGACCTTGATACCGTAAAGGCGACATATACATCTTTCCTTGAGATATCCAAAGATGAGGACGGAGACAAGCCTACCGCGGGACAGTTCGCACAAGCACAGATGCAGCCACTTGTTGACCAGCTTTCCACATACGCGAAGATATTCGCCGGGATAAGCGGACTTTCAACAGACGACCTTGGTTTTGTGGGGTCAAACCCCTCAAGCGCCGAAGCAATCAAGGCAGGACACGCTGACCTCGAGAGACTTGCAGCTAAAGCACAGAACACTTTCGGAAGTGGTTTTCTCAATGTTGGACTTGTGGCGGCAAGCCTCAAGGATAACGCCCACTACAAGCGCAACGCGATATACATGACCGAGCCGATATGGAAACCCACATTCGCGATGGACTACTCCGCATTGAGCGGGCTGGGTGACGGTATCATCAAAATAAACGAAGCCGTACCCGGTGCGATCGACAAAGATGTGATCCACCGTATTACAGGACTACCGATAAATGAGTGACATCGTACCAGAACTTATCGATAAAGTGAATGAAGACTTTGAAGAGCGGATAGATACCGCAAGGGTAAAAGCACTTCGAGATAAGATGGTCAAAGGGACGGCGACCTATGACGACGCGTACAAGTACGCGGAGCTGATAGGTAAAGCCCGTTCAGCAGCGCTTCAAGGTAACATGGACTTGTTACCCGATGACACAATGTACTACAACATAGCAGACCGCCTCATGAATGACTCATTGACAACGGATCATGAGCTGGTCGCGGAATACGCAAAGTCAGCCCAGGAACTGTCAAACAAAAAGGCGGGCATAAGCCTCAAGGCTTTATCTGCTGACCTTGACGAAGACCGCATCAGAGGTTTTATCAATGGCTTGTGCGGTGAGTTGGGACTTCCCATTGAGACGGTCTTATGGAAGCTGGGAGAGCCTATAATAACACATGCTATGAGTGTGGTCGACGACACCATAAAGAAGAACGCCGACTTTCAAGGTAAAGCCGGAGTCAGAGCGGTCGTGATCCGTAAGGCCGACCCGAGGTGTTGTGCGTGGTGTAGTCAGTTGGCGGGTACTTATGAATACCCGGGTGTCCCTCGCGAGGTCTTCATGAGACATGATAACTGCAGATGCACCGTAGATTACGAGGGCAAGCGGTTGACAGGGTTTCAACGCAATTTCAGATGATTAAAGCTCGGGGATAGTCTCCGGGCTTTTGTCATAGATAGGAGGCCGACATGAACGGATGTCAGACTCCTACACTATCTGTCGTAGTGCCTTATACATCATCGTATGGTGATGCTGCGGCGGACCTTTACGACCAGACGGGGCGAACCTGTCAGGAATGGCAAAGAATACAACTTAATAACATTATGGCAATCAACGACGACGGCTTGTGGACTCACACCAAGTATGGCTACTCCGTACCACGAAGGAACGGCAAAAATGAAATTGTAGCCATGCGAGAGTTATACGGACTGCTGAACGGTGAAAAGATATTGCACACCGCTCACAGGACAACAACCTCACATTCAGCCTCGCTCCGCTTAACAGAGCTACTTGACGCCCTGGGATATATCGAAGTCCAGAGGATGAACAAGGAAAAGCTCGCAGCGGGAGATTATACGAACCACTACACCTATTCGAAACAGTTTGGACTTGAGCGGGTGAGTGTGATCGGGTTGGGTCAGTGTGACTTTCGTACCCGATCCGGCAAAGGTGGTCTCGGTGAGGGTTTCGATCTTCTAATAATCGATGAGGCGCAGGAGTACACAGACGACCAACAGTCGGCTCTCAAGTATGTTGTCACGGATTCTAAAAATCCGCAGACCATCTTTTGCGGCACTCCACCCACGGCGGTAAGTTCCGGGACGGTATTCGTCAACTACCGCAAAGCTACCCTTGAGCGTAAATACGGGAGTGCTGGCTGGTCAGAATGGTCGGTCGAAGAACAAGTGGACCCGTCCATCAAAGACTACTGGTATCAGACTAACCCCTCACTCGGGGTTATTTTTACGGAGCGGTCCATTGAGGATGAGATCACGGGCGATGTACTTGACTTCAATATTCAGCGGTTAGGGTTGTGGACTGAAGACAATCTGCAGTCGGCAATCAGTAAGGCTGAATGGGAAAGTATGAGGGTCAACAATCAGCCAGAGTTCGAGAAGCATGACATGTTCATCGGCATAAAGTTCGGCAAGGATGGAACCAGTGTCGCCATGTCGGTAGCGGTCAAGTGTAAGGACGGAAAAGTCTTCGTTGAAACTATTGATTGTCGGGAAGTAAGAGACGGGATCAAGTGGATGGTTGCATGGTTGTCACAAGCGACCAATGTCAAGACAGTCGCCATCGACGGAGCCAGCGGTCAACAACTCATGGTCAACGCCATGAAGGAAGAACGACTGAAAAAGCCTATACTCCCCACGGTCAAAGAGATCGTCACGGCTAATGCTGAATTTGAACAAGCGGTTTATAAAAAAGAGCTTGTGCACATGGGTCAGGAAGAATTGACAAATGTAGTCAGTAATTGCCAAAAGCGAAACATCGGGTCAAACGGTGGTTTTGGATATGCCGCCCAAAAGCCAGATGTAGAGATAGCCATAATGGACAGCGTCATCCTCGCTCACTGGTTAGCAAAGAACGACAAAGGCACTAGAAAACAGAAAATCAAATACTAACGCATACTACGGCGGTAATGTAGGAGGAAAAAACAATGTCAGATTTTACAGTAATCGAAACACAGGAACAGCTGGACGCAATCCTCAAGGATCGTCTGGCAAGACAGGAAAAGAAACTTAAAGAGCAGTACGAAGAGAAGTACAAGGGCTATATAAGCCCGGACGATGCAAGTAAACAGGTAGAAGACCTGACTAAACAGGTCGAAGAGTTAGGCAATTCGCTCAAAGGTGCCACCGATAAGGCTAAAGCCGATGGGGAAATGATCGCAAGCCTTGAGGCTTCGATAAAGGCACACGAGACGGCCTCGGTAAAAAGCCGGATAGCCCATGAGGTAGGTCTACCGTATGAGCTTGCAAATAAATTGAGCGGTGAGACAGAGGAAGACATCAGAAAAGATGCTGAAGCCCTTCTCCCGTTCGTATCAAAACAAACCGCTCCCTTGAGGGACCCGGAGGGCACACCAAAGGAACCCAGCACAAGGGAGTCCTTCGCCGAATGGGCGAAAACATTATGACATAGGAGGAAAAAAACATGTCAGGAATCGACACCAACAGAACCACAATAGGACTTCCCGCTGATGTATCTGCAGAGATCATCGCAAAGACACAGGACAATTCAGCCGTTATGACCCTTGCAAGGCAGATCGTACTTCCCGGAAGGGGAACGACCATCCCTGTAGTGACAGGTGATCCCGAGGCTTCATGGGTAGATGAGACAGGCGCAAAGCCCGTATCTAACCCCGGTCTGACAAAGAAGATCATGCAGGCTTACAAGCTCGCTGTTATAGTTCCCTTCTCTGATGAGTTCAGAAGGGACGCTGCAGCTCTGTACGATGCACTTGTGGAGAGACTTCCCAAGGCACTCGCAGCAAAGTTTGACTCGACCGTATTCCACGGAACGGCACCCGGCTCAAACTTCGATACCTTCGCCGCTGCAACCGCACAGACCATGAGCGGAACGGGCGTTGATATCTACGACGCACTTGTTGCAGCTGATGCTGATATCGCAGTGAACGGCGGTATTCTTAACGGCTTCGCTATGTCTCCCCAGGCAAAGGGTGAGCTCCTCTCCGCTAGAGACGGTGACCACAGACCTCTCTTCGTCAACAACGCAAGCGAGGGCGCAGTACCCGTTCTTCTCGGTGCTCCCGTAGCATACGCAAAGGCAGCATACAAAGACGGTACTTCTTCCGTAGAAGATGTTCTCGGTATCGCGGGTGACTGGACACAGGCACTGTATGGAACCGTAGAGGGCGTCAAGATCGACATAAGCGACAGCGCAACACTCACAATCAACAATGATCCTGTCAACCTCTGGGAGCGCAACATGTTCGCAGTAAGGGCAGAGATCGAAGTCGGCTTCGTTGCTGATGTCAACTGCTTCAACAAGATCACAAGGGCGCATGCATGATTAAGCTCATCAACAAGCTCACAGGTGGGGCGATGTGGGTTGATGAGAGTCGTGTAGACGAGTATCTGGCGGCGGGTCATAAAAAGCCCGCTGCCGTTACTAAAGAGCCCGTCAAAGTCATCAAAGAGGCGGTCAAGAATACGAGGAAAAAGAAAGATGGTAACAGTAAATGACTTGATTGAAAGATGGAGAACCCTGTCACAGGACGAACAAGACAAGGCTACTATATACATCGGTGATTGTGAGAGTGCGCTTCATGTCATAGCTACGGGTCAGGGCGTTGATCTTGACGACAGGCTTACAGACACCAATTATGCGACACTCTATACGGCTATCGTATGTGATGTCGTCCGTAGAGAGATGACATCAACGGGAGACGGCCCCGCCGTTACCCAGTATAGCCAGAGCGTCAACGGGTATAACATGCAAGGCACTTTCTTGAGTGCCGGTGGTGGACTCTTCATCAAAAATAGCGAGTTGAAACTGTTAGGTCTTCGTAAACAGATAGCCAGGGCGGTAGAACTGTATGGGAATTGAAGGTATATCAATAACTTTATACACGGAAACTGTCACAGGCTATGACGACTTCAATCGTGAGATCGTCGAGACGAAAGCCGTTACGGTAGATAATGTCGTAGTCGGTCAGCCGTCTTCAGAGGATATCACAAGCGAGATCAATGTAAGCGGTAAAAGGGCGGTCTATAACCTTGCCATCCCGAAGGACGACCAGAACGACTGGACCAACAAGGTCGTCGAGTTCTACGGGAAGAAGTGGCGCACTATAGGCGTCCCCACACAGTTCATGGATGGATATATGGGTGAGTCATGGCCGTGGAACAAACAGATAAAGGTCGAAGAGTATGAGTAAAGTCGAGTTCAAACTTGATAAGACCGCATTTCGGACGGAAGTCCTGCAGTCACCGGGAATGCTCAAGGCTGTCGAGTCTGCAGCCAGAACGAAAGCCGGAAACGACTCACACATCAAACCCTTTATCGGTTTTGACCGTGCAAAGGCAATCATATATCCAAACACACCGAGGCATAAAGGATGATAGAAGCACAAGTCACTAAATATCTCAATGATCTGAATATTCCCGCTTACATGGAAGAACCCAAAAACAAGGGTTCAGAGTATGTGGTATTACAGAGTATCGATAACGGTAGGATCAACTATATCGATGCAGTAACCTTTAATATCACATGCTATTCTACAAGCCTTCAGAAAGCATGCGAACTGAACAACAAAGTCAAAAAGGCGATGTACGATATAACCTCTATTGACAACATCAGTTCAAGTAAATGCGGTGGGGGCGGTCAAGATATCGACACCACAACAAAGCGCTATGCGTACTACAGCGTTTTCAATCTTTATTACACGGAGGAATAAACAATGGCAAACACAGCAGGACTTGTCACAACTGGTAAGCCCAAGATCACGGGCGCAGTATATGTGGCACCCAAGGGAACCGCGGCTCCCACTGATGCAACTACTTCTCTGTCCAGCGCTTTCGTCGGTCTGGGCTATGTATCAGAGGACGGGCTCTCGAACTCAAACGAGCTCAATGTCTCCGAGATCAAGGCATGGGGCGGCGTGACCGTTTACCGTTCGCTCACCGACATGACGGATGAGTTCTCACTCACCCTCATTGAGAGCGAGAATCTTGATGTTATGAAGACGATCTACGGATCGGCTAATGTAACATCAACCGCTACCTCATCTATACTTCCTATCGGCGGCTACGATACCGCGTCCATCGATGTCAAGGTCAACGATCCTGAAGAGATGGTATGGGTATTCGAGCTTGCACTTCGTAACGGAAAGAAGAAGAGGATAGTCATCCCTGACGGCGCTATCACAGCCCGTGAGGAGATCACCTACAACGATAGCGACGCGGTTGGATATGGTATCACCGTCTCCGCATACCCTGACGCTAACGGATCAACGCACAAGGAGTATATTGCAGCATGATAGAGGTCAAAACAAAAACGGGTTTTGAGTGCACCATCAACCCCCGGATCAAGTACGACTGGTCATATATTGAGCACATCGGCAAGCTGCAGAGCTTGACGAAGAAAAAGGAACCCGATCCGACCCAGCTTCTGGGTGAGGTCGGCTGGCTCCTCGACTTCGTGCTCAAGGATGACAAGGATCGCTTGATTGACCATGTCCGCGAGAATAACGACGGCGTCGCTGATGTCTTCGTTATAATCGCTGAACTGATAGAGATCGTATCGGCCGAAGAAATAAAAAACTGATGATCCTCGCCCACATTATTGAGCGGTGCGAGGATAAGCTGATATGTGACCTAGCAGAAGTATATCATGTCCTAACTTATAGAGAGCTGTCGCCCGACATGGTGGCGGCTCTCTGTATTGGATTGAGAGATGATTCACGGGTAAAGATGGAACTGTCAGGGAATAAGATCACAGTCGACCAGATCATGAAAGCGATGATAGTCGACAGTCTTCAATTCCTTGCGTGGACTAAAACCAAAGACGCCCAGAAAGGGCAAAAGTACAAAGCAAAGAGCATGGTCAAAGCCTTGAACGGCGAATACGACCATGAACACGACGACCTCGCTACCTTCGACAGTATCGAAGCATACGAGGCATACATGAAGAGGTTCAAATGAGTTCAATCGGTACGGCTACAATACAAATCATACCTGATGCGACAGGCATACAGGACAAGATATCCCAGGAATTAAGCGGGGGTAGTGCGAAGTTCGGTAGCGCTCTGTCGACCTCTTTAGGCGCGGCCGCCAAAGTTGGAATGGCTGCTATCGGTGCGGCTGCTACCGCAGTGGGCGGTATTGTCAATTCAGCCGTACAGAGCTTCGGAGAGTATGAACAGCTCATCGGTGGTGTGGAGACCCTTTTCGGCAACTCCGCAGACATCGTCACAAAGAATGCTGACGCGGCTTTCAAGACTGCGGGCATGTCAGCCAACGAGTACATGGAAACCGTTACAAGTTTTTCGGCTTCCTTGCTACAGTCTCTGGGTGGCGACACCGAGGCGGCGGCTAATGCTGCAGATATGGCTCTCCGCGACATGTCTGATAATGCGAATAAGATGGGCTCCTCGATGGAATCCATACAGAACGCATATCAGGGATTCGCCAAGCAAAACTACACCATGCTCGACAATCTGAAGCTGGGCTATGGTGGTACCAAGTCAGAGATGGAAAGACTTCTCGCTGATGCTACAAAGCTGACAGGCGTTAAGTACGACATCTCAAATCTTAACGATGTTTATAACGCGATCCATGCGGTACAAGACAACCTCGGCATAACAGGCACCACGGCAAAAGAGGCGTCATCGACGATACAGGGCTCTTTCGCTACCATGAAGAGCTCATGGGAAAACATGATGACCGCTATCGCCACGGGTGACGGTAACGCCATGGGCGCCCAGATCGACAACCTTGTCGAGTCGGCTAAGACCTTCGCAGGAAATGTAATGCCCGTCGTTCAGCAGTCCCTTCAAGGCATCGGACAGCTCATAGCGGGACTCGCGCCCGAGCTTGCATCAGCACTCCCCTCGGTCGTAACTTCAGTTCTGCCCGGTCTACTTGACGCCGGAGTACAGGTCATCGAGACCCTGTTGCAAGGGATTTTGACTGCAGTACCCCAGCTCATACCCGCGGCGACATCAGCCATCGGAGCTCTGGCTCAAAGCCTGTTATCCATGGCTCCACAGGTACTTCAAGCCGGGGTCCAGATAATCTCCGAACTGGCAAACGGGATCACACAGGCACTTCCCACGGCTACGACTATGTTTACAGAATTGATACCCCAAGCGGTGAGCCTGATAACAAGTAATCTGCCTTTATTGCTTAACGCGGGAGTTCAGCTTATCGAAGGTCTGGCTCAAAGTCTGTTGACCGCCCTTCCCGTGCTGATAGACCAGCTCCCGTCGATGGTACAGATGGCGGTCGATGCTATCGTTACCGCCTTGCCCGTGCTGATAAACGGGGCGATAACCCTGATAAACGGGCTGACCGCTGCTATGCCGACCATAATACAGAGTCTGACAACAGCCCTTCCGTCTATCATCGACACTCTGATAACAGGCCTGTTGACCTGTCTGCCCCAGCTTATTTCGGGGATAATACAGTTAAATATGGCTTTGATAGGTGCCATGCCCGAGATTATAGCTTGTCTGATACAAGCCATCCCGGAGATCATGCAAGGTATCTGCGACTCGATCGTATCGAACGCGCCGCTATTGATTAGCGGAGTTCAGCAGATTTTGACAGATATATCGACCTATCTCACTACCGCCGGACAGACTATCGTCACGGTAGTCACCCAGGTCGCAACATCTGTCTGGAACGGGCTCATGAACGCCCTTCAAGGACTCCCGTCAGCGATCAGCGGTATATGGAACAATATCATAACAACTGTTACGACATTTGCCTCGAATTTCGTTCGTAAAGCGGTAGAGATGGCGAAGAACTTCCTTAATTCTATCGTCAACGGGCTTCGCACCTTGCCTAGTCAGATGAGACAGCTGGGCGAACAACTTTTGGGCGCGGTCAAAGATTTACCCGCGAAGTTCCTGCAGATCGGTAAGGACATCATCAGCGGTATCTGGAAAGGTATACAGGACGGCTGGGGCGGTCTGAAGGACAAGATGAAGGAAATGGCGAACAACCTTGTCCAGACTGCGAAGGACAACCTCGAGTCGCACTCACCTTCGAGAAGATTCGCCGATGAGGTAGGACAGTGGATTCCCGCCGGAATTGCACAAGGTATCGAAGAGAACATGGATGTTCTCACCAAAGCGACCGACGATATGCTGTCTGACTTGACCGACACCACAGATGTCACTATGACCGTCAGCAGACAGACAAGTTTTAACGGAGAAGATACAAGCCTTTACAACTTGCTTGCTACCTACCTTCCCCTGATCGCGGACGATAAGGTCAGCATAACCCTTGACGGAGACGCGGGTCGACTGTTTAGGCTGATGCAAAGAGAACAGGCTCGCAACACTCAACTTGTAGGAGTATAGAATGCAGAATGTAGTCATTATCGGTGGTACCGATATAACACCATACATCGTCGACGATACCTATAAGATGGACGAAGAAGCCCACTATGAATCATGGCAAGACGGGAACTATGTCGAGCATAGGGTCATCATAACCTCAAAGGTTAAGGGAAAGTTCGATGTAGTCCTGTCTGAACAGACGATAACACTCCCGCAGTTCAAGGCGCTACTGAACGATAACAACGGCGTTTTGACGATGCTGGTATATGTCACCAATGCGGGAGAGAGTCGGGCTATCAATGCTTATTACAAGCTCGAAAGCAAAAAACACACCCCGCTCGCCGGGGGTGGATATGTCGATGTCATCACCATGGAGATCACTGAAAGATGATAAATGTACCCGAAAAGGTCAAGGACGCCCTTCGAGATGGCAACTTGAGAAAACATTATAGGTTTATCGTCCAGACGGTCTCAAAGGTCTACGACGATGAATTTTTGGCTGATATACCCACAAGCGACAATTATACCATCCTCGAAGACCCTAACAACTATATTATCAAGAATGATACCGCGAATGATATCCGGCTTTATATGACATACGGATCGGCAAGTGTCAAATTGATACCCGCCGGGAGTGAATACTACTATTATCAAGACTTAAACATGCCAACAAACTTTCCCGAAGGTATGGAACTCTCCGCAAATGCTGCGGGGCTGAAATTGTACTCACGGGATTCATACCACGAAGAGACCACGACGGACTATACGATCAGCAACGACAACCTTGTTAAAGAGTCCGTCAAGATCGATGAGCGCATGTGCTCCAGTGATAAGTTAGAGTTCGGACTATGTGAAGGCTCGTCACTTGAGTTTCAGTATTTTGACTTCCCTAACATCAGGGGCAAGCAGATAGAGGCCCACCTTGATGTCGAATATGCCGACGGTTGGTACGATATCCCGATGGGCTTTTATGATGTGGAACAATGCTCTACACAGTTCTCGACAGGTATCATTAAGGTCGTGGCTGTTAATAAACTGAAGAGTGACTACCTTGACGCCGACGCAAAAGACCTGGTCAAAGACCTTCAGAGTGATTCGGCCGACATGGATAAAATCACCGTAATGACGATCCAAGATGCGTTGATGAAGGACTACTCCATCACCCCGAAGAAAACAACGGAATTACCCGAAAGACGCCCGTATTTTAATACTTTCGGGAGTAACGCGCCAACATTCAAGGTTAATGGATTTAGCACAACATATTACCCCGCTATAAGCGTACAAAGCATCAGTATATCCCCTGGTGGTGGTCGAGTCGAGATAGATTTTGATAAATATATACAAAAAGTCCAAGAAAGCTATCTAGGAATAAAAGCGGCCATTTTCGAGAAAGTTCAAAACGCGAACACTTTTTGGGGAAATCTTATAAAAACGGGTTTATGGCAAAAATATTTCGGGGTTTCGGTAGCTTATAATACTTATGGAAATTATGATGGCGCATACCCATATAACGGCGAAAATATCTCTACATGGGCTACGGGAATTTTGACTCATGGGGCATTAAGGAAAATACAAGCTATAGAGGGGGCACTGGAAATACGGTTTTTCTTCCCCGATGGGTTTGACGGTACGACCTCGCCCTATGCCGAAGGTACATATCATCCAATATGGACAACCTCTACTGATTTAGACAATGACGACATCAACTGTTATCTGGTCGACACGGACTCCATAAACGAAATCGAGATCAGCAAGTCAGACTTAAATGATGTTACGCTCCGCGAACTCATGTCAGCAAACTACGAAATGCACTGTCAATTTGGAAAGCTGGATCGCGAGACTAACCTCTTCAGCGGAGTAGACTTGAACTCAAGCCGACTTTTCCCAGCCGACGACCTTTATCCTGCGGATGACCTTTACCCAGACGGATCAGCCGAAGGTAGTTTCAAAAGCCAGTATTCAAAGTTGTGGACGGATGAAGTCGGAGAGCAAACCTTCCGCACTCTCTACATGACTTTCAAGACCCTCGACAGTAACAATCGGGAAACGGAGCTGACATATCACTACACGGTCAACGAAAACGGTACTACCGATTATTACATGGACGATAACTGGTTGCTGAAGAACCTTGTATGGACACCCGCCCAGATCGACACCCTCGCTTCATCCCTTGTCGATAAGCTGAAGAAGGTCAAGTGGTTCCCGTTCGAGATGTGGGCGGCGGGTTTACCTTACCTTGAGACCGGGGACGAATTGGAGATCACGACGAAGAGTGGCACCTATACATCATACATTCTTCAGAGACAGTTACAGGGTATTCATAATCTACAAGACACCTACATCAATGGTCAATTAGATATCTTTTAGGAGAGAGGCATGAACAAGTTATTCCAGCGAATATTCTTTTCAAACAACACGACCCCGGCGCTGAACGCCACGAACATGAACGCAATCAGTAAGGGGTTAAGCGATGTTGACGACAGGGTCATTGACCTGGCTGACGAAGTGATGACGACGGTACCACAGATCGCCGCCTACCTCGCCCAAGCCGAAGACCTGGTCGAAGCACTTGAGCTGATGACCGCTAACCCGCCCTACATCGGAGCTAACGGTCATTGGTATGTATGGGACACCGATACAAGCCAGTATGTTGACAGCGGTGTTGATGCGTCCATATCGGTACAGATAGCCGACATCACAATGTTAAGTTACGGGACGGCACCCTATGTGACGAACACAGGAACCGACACCGACCCTGTTTTCCATCTGTTTATCCCAAAGGCAGCGGGCGTATCGAGTGTCACAAAGACCTCGACCAGCGGTTTGGTAGATACCTACACAATCACCTTCGAAGACGGCTCCACAGGCACCTTTACCGTCACGAACGGAGAAAACGGTCATGTAATCTACAACGGCTCCGGCACGGCGATGGCGCAGCGGTCAAAGCTGAAGTTCGGCGGTGGTCTGAAGGTAACAGACGACACCGACACCACGGTAGTGACCGATGGTGTATGGACCACCCCCGTCTCCTGTCTCACGGGAGACACCACGGTAACGATCACCGATGCGAACATCACCACGGGGAGCACGATCATACCGTATAGCGAGACCAGTTCGGGCAAGCCCGTAGGGTACAGTAGTATCGCAGTAACCACAGGACAGGCGGTAATCACCTTCTCTTCAGCATTGACAGAGGGTGCGTCTATTAAGTTGAACATATTGTAAGGGGGTAATTATGGCA